GTTTTCGTTTATTTGTTTCGGAGGGGTTAGAGGTCTAAGTTCCGATGGCTCACCATCTGTAAATATTTTTAATTCCATAGTTTAATTATTTTATTAGGTATGTGTTGGTGTCTGTGTTTGCGTTGGTGTTTGTGTATTGGTTGGAGTTGGAGTTGGTGTTGGACATATTGAAGGATAATATACATAGAATGTTACTGATCCTGCTCCTCTTACTGGATATTGAACACCTGATAATAATTCCTGTCCTGATAGACTATATCCTAATCCCCATCCTACTTGGTCTAATGCATAACTACCTGATGTCTGTGTAACCACATAACCAACCTGACTACCACCAGATGTTGTAATTCTATTTAGAATTGTCCAATAATTTGTTCCATCCGTTTTACCATAAACAACACCATAATTTCCTGATCCATCAACTGAATCATATCTCCAAGTATTATTATACGATTGCCATATTGCGTATGTGAAATTACCCGCAGTAGAATTATATAATCTGTTATATGTACCCGCATAAGTTCCAACGGTTGAACTTGATAGAACAATCTGTTCAGGACAAATCGGTTCTTGTGTTGATGTTGGAGTTGCGGTATTTGTTGGGGTTACAGCAATTGTTCCTGTCTGACTTGGAGTCGGAGTTTGTGTTGCAGTTGGTGTTGGACTCAAATTAGGTGTTTGAGTTTGTGTATTAGTTGGTGTTTGAGTTGCACTATTTGTTGGCGTCTGTGTTTGAGTCGCTGTGTTAGTTGGTGTTTGTGTATTGGTTGGAGTTGCAGTTTGTGTTGGAGTTTGTGTTGCAGTTCTTGTCGGTGTTGGTGATAACGCTGGTGTTGATGTTGGTGTTGATGTTGGTGTTGATGTTGGTGTTGTTGAAGGGGTATTACTTGGAGTTGCAGTTTTAGTTGGAGTTGGAGTTGCAGTTTTAGTTGGAGTTGGACTTAAAAATCGTGTATTAGTTGGAGTTTGTGTATTAGTAGGAGTAGATGTTATGGTCGGAGTTGGTGTCGCAGTAGGACAATTCAATACATAAGTTATTGAGTTACTTCCAGACATTTCATTAGGATATATCAATCCATTTATAGTTCTACCATTTGTAACTGTTACAGCAATTCCTACAAAAGCACCACTAACAAAATCACCACATTCGTTTAATGGTAGAGATGTAAATGCCCATCCTGAGGTCTGTCTATAAAGCAATGTAGTTCCCGCTGATTGATTATACCATAAAGAATATCCATTACCGCCAAGTGTCCCACAAAATGTTTCATTACCAGTCCCTCCCGAGTTGGACGAAAATTTCGATTGACCAATTCCATCATCTTGTAAATAATAGAGTCCGCTATAACCTGAGAATGCAGGTGTTGCGTTGAATTGAAATACATTACAGAAAGGATTTAATGTAGATGTTGGTGTCTGTGTTGGAGTCCCTGTTTGAGTTGGAGTTTGACTAGTAGTATTTGTTGGTGTTTGTGTAGGTGTACCAGTATTTGTTGGTGTTTGTGTTGGAGTTCCTGTATTTGTAGGTGTTGGGGTCTGTGTTGGAGTTGATGTTGGCGTTTGTGTATTGGTTGGGGTAGGTGTTTGAGTTGTAAGAGGACATTGTGTTACTGGTGGAGAATATACACTCCAATTAGGCAGCGTTTCAGTAAGACAATCAGTTTCAGTATAAAAGAAATTGATTTTTGGATAAATAAATTCTGTAAATGACTGACCATCTAATATAGAAATTGTTTCATAATCTGTCCCATTAGATATAACAAAATTCAGTTGTGGATGCGATGATACAATTTCCCCATCTATTGCGGCAGATAATAACAATTTTCCATAAACATCTTGATATAATACACCACTATTTGGACATTGAAATGTTCCAAATGATTCAGTATTTGCTGATACATAACAATATTGATATGGAGTTGTAGATGGAGTTGGGGTAACTGGCAAACATGATCCAGAAATAACCAATCCATTTAGATTGATTAAAGGTCTCGAATCATCCATACATATTGATTGACCAATAGTCAAATAATAGTATGCCTCAGTTCCCGAACAAGTTGTTCCTGAAATATATTTTGACCCTCCTGAGGAATCATTGTGAACATAAAAATTACAACTCATTTACTATAAATATATTTTTTCTTTATCTCAATGTTTTTAACTTGATATTGGTCAGACACAACATTCACTAATAGTTCCACCTGATATAGTAATGAAGTCAAATGTTGGACTTGCCACCTCACCACAAGCAGGTAATGCCGCACATTGTATATCACTTGTAGCAATAACTACACTACCAATTGTTCCACCAGATATATATGTATTGCCTGTTGAACTATCGCTATAATGTGCTATTACATTCATATTAAATGGAGCGTTTATTGTATTTCCACTACAACCATCAAAGAACTCTATAATCGTATCTGTTGTGCTTGCGAAATATCCAGGACAATCAAAACATTCACCAGGAGCACTTTGTTGTGTTGTTAGGGTATAACAATATGGTTCAGGTGTTGATGATGGTGTGGGAGTTGGTGTTGGTGTAACTGATGTCGCTGTTGGTGTTGGTGTAACCTGATTTGTAGGAGTTTGTGTTGGTGTTGTATCAACACATCCTGATTGACCTGATACTCTTTGTAATGAGGTATTCAAAGTATGTAATGGAGATGTTGTAGGAGCATTGTTGTCCCATGTCCAACGATATTGTGTAATTGGGTCAATATATCTTTGACTTGCTTGTAATGGTGCTAATGTGGTGCTGTATTGTGGTTCTGTCAATTCACAAGGATCTAAAGTCCAATAAAGAACCTGATTTGTTGGAGTTACAGTTGGTGTCATTGTTGGGGTAGGTGTTGGAAGAATTGGACCCAATGCACATTGCTCACAACTTGTATATGCTGATAGATATGACCAAGGCGTAACCTGAACGAATGTTGGTTCAACATCAAATACACATATCGATTCAGTTGTTGCTGAGTTGTATATTTTAACAGATGCTGACCCTCCTGACAATTCAGCGATGGTTGCTTTGAATGTATAAGTCACCGCACTTGTCTCACAATCCAATGCTGAATAATAGAATATTCTCTCATCAGTTGGGGTCTCTTGAACTATCTCAAATTCTGTTCTACCTGAGCATCCACAGTTCTCATATACATTGACAAGGTTGGATGTATAACCACTAGCAATCCAATATTTCTGATATGATACATTTGGATTATATGATGAAACCTGAACATTATAACAACCTAAACTATTCAAACTAGTATCATACAATGTGACATAGTTATTAGCATAAGCAAACATATTATACATCAAGTCAGAATTACTATGTAATGTTGCTCCTGATGCACAAGGTATAAAATCGTAATATAATACTGGATGACTTGGATAATCTTTTGTTAGTTTAACTAATTCAATATCACAAATAGATGGTTCTAATGCGTTAAAATTAGTTATCTTATTTATTCTAAAATAAGTGTTATTTACTAGTATTTTTTCATTCCATCTCAACCTCTCAATATCTTTAGGGAATAAATATATTTTTGCAGCATATATTTTATTTTCCTCAGAGATAAGATCATCTACATAAGGTTTATAATAGATGTCATACAAATCTTTTGCTTCAAATGAGAATTCTGCTGGTGTAATATTAGATTGGTCTTCCCCTCTGAAATTGATGTAATGTGAGAAATCATTATAGTTAAATGGATAGGTTGTAAATCTATTGATGTTTGTAAATCTATCATTCTGAAACTCATCCATATACCAGTATTGGTATAATGATATTTGTGATTGTTCATTACAAGGAGTTCCACTTGAAGTCAGTGTGAATGCTGCCAGTGGTGTAAATGGAATACCTGGTTCAACTGTTGTGTAGTTAGCACAACCTGGTATTGTTCTAGATCCTGTGTTGAAAAATTGATAGGTCTGAACCTGATTACAATTATCATATCTAACATAACCTGCTCTTGTAACATTGATGGTTATTGCTGAGGTGCAAAATACTGTGGTTGCTCCTGAACCCCCAACAAATCCATAGTTATCCACAGGAATTGTAAGTCCTCTGAATGTAAGTTTTGGTAATATCTTAAATGGAACGAATGTCTGTTGTGTCTGACCACTAATATCGATCTGTTTCAATTTGGACATTGAGTTCAATGTCACAATAGGAACATAAGCATTGTTTATGGTTATGTCGATTGGGGATGAGAATATATAATCAAACTTGGTTGTCGCATCCTTATAAGGTAGATTCAATTTAATTTTGTCTGTTCCAAATATCCTGTTTGCCTGACCTTGAAAATCTCGGTTAGCATAATCTTGATCTAATTTGAATTCATACTCCAAAGTTCCGTTTATCAAAGACGATGTTGGATACAAATTTTGGGTCTGTGAGAAGTCAATTTTGGTTGTCCAATCCAACACCTCACCCTTACCAATATAATCGATTATAGGTTCCACAATGAGTTTGAGAGGGTCATCAGGATTGGGGACAACAACCATGTTGAAATACTTGTTCATCGAGGTGATGAAATCTATCTGTTTGTAGTCATTGTCAGGGAACTCGATATTATAATCAATCATTGCCCCATCAGGTAAAAATCTTGGTCCTTGCACAACCTCGAATACAAAAGAACTAATATTGAGGTATTGTCCATAGAATATAAACTCCAAATTGGAACTACCAGTTAAAATGAAATCTTGTTCGAATGATATTGTTGAAGGCACACCATCACATATTGAGTTTTGATACAATGTTGTTTGTGGATTTACCGAATCGTCAAAGTTCAATCTGACAAATGGATAAATGCCAGTCAAGAAATTACAAGTTGTTCCTGATTCTGGTTCAACAATAAATGTGAATCTGAATCTATAAGTCCCACGATACTCTGCAGCAATTTTTAAGGTATCTGATGTTCCCGTCCAACCCAAAGTATTACATTGAACATTTTGACTTGGATTGGTTGAAATAGATGTGCCAATACCAAAGGTCAAACCAGTATTCACATAGGTATAACATGGAGGGATTGCATTCTTTGGATAGATGGTATCATCGGCAAACTTTAATGGCATATAAAATCTCTTGAAATAAGAGGTATTAAAAAAGTTGGATTCAACCTCATATCCTGCTTCTCGAACTATGGCTTCATATAACTCTTTTGCTTGGATTGCTGGTTTGAAATAATAGTCATTGACAGGGGTTAGGTAATAATCAAAATTACCAGGTTGTGCACTATATGAAATTACCCCATTGGTATTGTCAACTCGACTGAATTGAACTAATGGGGTTATTTGTGAATTGACTGTGTTGCCTGAAATATATTCATATCCAATATTGTATAATCCCCACATAGTTTTCCCATTCTGATAGGAATAATTAGTAGCACCTGTGATGGGAAATAAATCAGGGTCAATGTTGGATTCAAGAATAACTGATGGTGAATAGGGGTGAGACAAATAAGATAAGTCCAAATCAAATAAGAATTTGTCCCCAATGTTTGCCATTAGATTACCTACTTGATTATAGAATGTTACCTGATAGATAATTTCATTGTCAGCAATGGTCACACCATTTAGACGAATTGAACCAACCATGATTTCATAACCATCCCACATTAAAGTTGCATCGAACTTATTGTTGGGGTTGAAATCTGTGGGGATTGCATTTAGATCATAAAAAAAGTTGAATACTTGGTTGTTTTTCTTTGACCCTGGTAATGAGAATGCTTTGGAGAAGTTTGAGTTCTTCTTTGTTATATCTTGTAATTCAGCAAATGATAGAGATAATAATACTGGTTCATTTTTATACAAATCCAAGAATATGTTTTCATTATCAACTGTGGTTCTTATTCGTAACATATTAGAATGGTAATATAAAATCTCTGTAAGGAGATTGTTTTAATTCAATCGTATATTGGAATATTCTTTCATACTTGCTCAGATATTCTTTAACCTCTTTGTTTTGAACGGTGCAAGGTATCAAGTATGGATAAATAAAATCTTGATTTGATGATGGTAACCAGTTGTCTTCAATCTGATATACATAAGGGGACATCAATAAGTCCTCAATTACTTTTACATCATTTTGTGCTACGAAGTTAGAATCAACTGTAACGAGTTCAGCAGCATCTCCATAGAATACTGTTTCAGAAGCATCATAAGATTGTCTATTCCACCATGGCGTATTCAATGTCTTCTGAGATGAATAAACTTTTTTATTTACAGCGTATCTCTTTGTGTATTTTTTTGTGAATGTATATGTATCCCAAATTCCGCTTCTTGATAAAAAAAGAAAACTCACTGGCGAGTTAAAACATTCGTCCCCAACCATTTTGTATTGGACTATTTCTGATGACCCATAGACATCATAATCATAACCTAACACATCATTAGACAAGAATATAGCAACATCAGAATCAGTCCTGATTACAGGGTTTGGTTTGAATATTCCGTATGCTATCCTTTGAGACAAATAGGAATATGGTGCTGTGGTTTGAGCGTTTGCTCTTGCTGTAAAATTGATTGGGTTTGATTGTATTGTGTCATAGTTATACTGACCATTCCCCTGTGATTTTTGTAGATACATAATTCCTCCAACAGCAGTTGTGTTGTTGAATAGGGGATTACCTCCATACATAAATCCAACGATGATAGGACATTTGTAATAATGGGTTCTATATCTTGTCTGATATACATTAGAACCAAGAATAGTCATAGGTATTGTTTCACTACCAAAGGTGCTCATGAAATTACCTCTTGTTGAACCAGTACTCATCTGATATTGATAGACATCTGTATTGAGGTAGTTTTTAGATCCATTTAGATTGGTTCCTGAATAGTAATACAACTTGGACATCTGTTTGTTCTCTTGAACTCCAGGCCATATCATAATACCATAAGGTTGATTACTAGCATCAGTCAAAGATAATGTCCCACCTGTGTAAGATGTGTATGCTGAATAGTTTGTCGGGATGATTGTGACAGTTCCTCCTGAGGTGTATTGCACCCCGAATAAGAGACGATATTCGTTGATGTGATAGATGTTATCAAATCCTTCATAACCCCCGTTAAAACCATTCGAAAATGAGTATGTGGAGGTTCTGTCATTGACGATGGTTGCTTGTGATGTATTCGCAGATATGGATGTCGTCTGAGAGTCAGCAACTCTAACCAAATATGGATTTTGAGTTGCTGTTCCTGCTGATAGATTAGAAATCCCACCCATGTTTCTTGGGTTTTTATCTACAAGATTGTAGATTACAGATTCCACATTGAATATACAATTACCATATTGATTTGGTGGGACCAATAATCTGGCAACCTTACCATAATCCTGAGTTGAACCTGAGTCATTTCGGTATGGATTTTTATAGACATCAACAACCAATCTGATGTCGGTGTATGCCGAATAATCATTCATCACAACATTCCATGTGTGGTCTGCATGTGATGGGGTTGCTTCCAACGGCATCTGTCTTATATTCAATGTTAAACTCATTACTTATTTTATTTGTGATGGTAATTCTTTATTGATAGTTTGTACTAAGAAGTTATTGACATCCTCAGCAATCATAGCATAAATTTCTTGTAGTTCATCTGCTAATTGTGGTGGTGGATTATCGACGAAATCTAATAATCCATCAAGTCCTTTATCATAAATATTGGCAGGACGAATACCAAACTTATATATGTTTGTTTGTATGGCAAACGCAAAACTCAATTTGGGAATAAACTGACCCTTCTTATTTCTTCCCCTCAATCCCCTAACTTGTATCCAATCGAGAATGGCTTTTATTGGGACTCTCTTTTTCTCTTTTCTACGACCCAAATTGACATTCTCAAAATAATCTACATAAGATATTTCTAATGTGGGGTTTCCATCTGTTCCATTTATTACCTCATAATCTATGGATTTTAATAACTTACCTGATGCAACCTTATCCCCCAATCCCCTCTGTGGATTACCATAGGGGAATTGTTTTTTCTGTATTTCACTCTTGATGTATCCTGTAAATAATTTACCGAATTCTTCAAGTGCTTGGGTTGTTAAAGGTAATGGAGCTAGTTGGAACATATTATGTTGGTAAAATCAAATTGACAGGACATGGACAACCATTCAATGTATATGATAAAACATCGAAAGATGAAACAATTTCACCAGGTAATAATACTGGTGCTAAATTGAATTGATGTTGATGTTGCCCAACAGTTATAGTTTCTTGACCACAATATACAGTTCCCAAACTACCATAAGCACAACCTGAAATAATGTAATCACAATTCGCAGTTGCTGGTGAAGTGTAGTTAGGTTGATTCCAAAGTATCAATTTGAACTTCGTATTATCTTGTAATTCAACCTCAAGATATTGAGTCGTTACAGGACAAGTTGGAGTTGGTGTTGGAGTACCAGTTCCTGTTTGAGTTGGTGTTGGAGTACCAGTTGGTGTTGGTGTAACTGGTGTTCCTGTTGGACTTGGTGTTGGAGTTGGACTAACAAATGGATTGAATGCAGCATCACATCTATCAAGAGGTGTCTTCACTTCGATCGTTACTTCAGCAACCCATCCCCCCAATAAGTCATCATACTTTTCTAAAAATGGGGTGCAAACAATCGGTGTATCCAAATAATATAACTCATTGAAATTACCTAATGACTCAGAAACAGATAATCTAAACTGACCCAATATGTCATCCATGATTTGTAGTGTATCTGATAATACATCTACTTGGTTTTCTAAACTTCTCTGTATAATGTCTGATACAATGAATGTGAATTTATATTCCATAAATCCAAACTTCTGTATAACATCCTGTGGAACAACATAAAAATATGGATAATATGGTGAGTTGAATTGTGTATTATCTTCCTTCAACCTCATCTCATTCCAATAGGTAAATTCATCCATCTTACCAAATCCATAAGATTGAATCTGTTTGTGATATTCAGACAATATTCTAAAATCGTCTGTAAAGGTTTTTAGATTGATTCCATTGGGGTGAGTGATTGATGAACCAGTCCATTCATTAAATGCTGCCGCACATCTGTCTAATGAAGTCATTGTCTTGATTCTCAATAGACCATTCCAACCATTTAGATCGTCATCCTGTTCCCCTAAAAATGGGGTGCATGTAACATCATCATCAACATAGTATTTGTCATAGTAATTACCCAATATATTTGTTGTGGATAACCTGAATTGAGATATTACATCTTGAAGTATTTGTAAGGTGTCTGACAATGTGTCCTCATTATTCTGTAATGAATCTTCAACAATATCTGATACTGTTGTATTGAACTCCCAAACTTTATATTGTAGGTCATTCTCAACCTTTGATGGAACGATGTATAATAGGGGATAATATGGAGATTGATATTCCGTATTATCCTCTTTTAATCTTGATTGTGTCCAATAGGTTAGTTGATCAATATCCCCCAATCCAAACGAATTTAATTGTTTGTGGAAATTAGCCAGTTTTTCGAAGTCCGTTGCCAGTGTCTTAAAATTGACTTCCTTTGGAGTTGGACTTGGGGTTGGAGTTGGTGAGGACATATTATTTGTTCTGTATCTGTTTTATTTTTTCTTCTTGCTGCTTATTGTAATCCATAAGGAAAGAAAGATGATTGAGACAAGCCACAAGGGGGAGGTTAGTAACACTATCAATTTTCCAAACTTTGTTTTCTGCGAGGAAACTAATCGCTTGATACCATCCCCAAAACTTGCCCATGCTATTTTGGTTCTCATCATCCACCACATCACTGGACTCTTGGAATAAAGTGTGGTAAGTTCTTGCAATCCCTTTGCTAAATTCAACAAAAAAAAAATCGCTCCTTCAACATACTTCACAGGTAAGTCCTTGAAATCTTCTATTCTTGCTGTGATGTCAGAGTTTCCATATTCAACCCCATCTTCACAAAATAAATAGGCGGCAAGTTCATTTAGATTAGCAACCTTATATGGTTCATCCTTTTTCATAAATGTATCAATATCCACAAATTGACCAAATGATACTTTATTCAAATCAACCAAATTGTAGGTAATCCCCTTATGTTCGATTGTGGTAAATAACTTTTTTGATTCCTGATTTAGATACCTCCACAACTTGTCACCAGCAATTCTAATTTCAAGTGCGTCAGCACTTTTAACTTCCTTCATTGATAATCCTGTAACCTCAGAAATCATTTTGACATACATCTCTTCCTCATCTAAAAGGTCTTTGTATATCATCACATTTTTCCATGATTCTATGGTTGGCTCTTTAACTTCGTATTTCTTACCCTCGTGCTCTATGTAGGTTGTTTCCATATATCTATAAATATCTTTTATTTTAATCTCTCATTTTACATCACATAGACACCAGTATTTCTCATTATCTTCATTTGTAAGACATACCTGAGCGCATCGATGATGTGATTATTTTTATCTTCGGGTTCATCTAAATTGTTCCCATTTTTATCTGACTTCCATACATAAGAGTTTAACTCCATTTGTAAGTTTAAGGAGTTTCTATGTATGAATAAATTGTGTCTTTTGATTTGGTCGATACCAGCAAGGATTGTATCCTTCTTGACTGGTTTTGCGTTTATTCCCGATCGGGACATCTCCGCTATTGCTTGGGGTGCTGCTGAATCCACAATAAAATCATCAGTCAAATTTACACCACTATCTTTAATCTTATAGATAAAATCAGGTATGGTTGTATTCCTCAAATACAATAGTTCCTCACAATAAATTGAATCCCCATCTTTATACACTTTAACTAATGTATTCGGATCGTTAAACCCAATGTCTATTCCGTATCCCAATAGTTTTGCTCCCTGTGGTAATTCATCATAAATCTGTTGATGACTAAATACAACTCTTGTTGGAATACCCTTCTGACCAAGACCAAATACCCTCCATAAGTTGGGGTCTCTTGTTCGTAGTTTCTCAATCTCCTCCACTTGTTGTTGGGGTAAAAATGGATTGTCGTTATAGGTTACGATCGTATAAAAAGTGTCTGATTGTTTTTCCATATCATACAACCATGACTGCCATAATGATGGGTTGAAGTCCAATATCATTCTCTCACTTGTTCGTAGTGATAGTTGGACATATTCATCATAGGTTATTTCTGTTGCCTCATTTACAAAACAGACATCCCTTTTTCTACCCCTGACCTTTTCCTCTGAATCAAGTGAAAAAAATTCAATAATGTTTGACCCAATCTCAACATAACCATCTACAATGTGCCATTTGTTAGAGTCATACATATCTAATTTGATTAGTATTTCTTTGAGGTCTCTGAGGACTGAACCTTTGAGTGCTGGTAATGTCTTACGGACAATAGAATAAACTTTATTCTCTTCATTGAGAATGTTTATCACCATCCATAAAATAATGTTATAAGTTTTCCCCGCACGCGAAGAACCCTGAAATACATAGTTTCTGTAATCAGGGTTCAATAGGTCTTCAAAGGTCTGTGTGGTTTGTATCTTCAA